TCTTGTAAGGACGATACACGCCACAGGAGGGGCATCAAATCCCTCTGTTAATACTGCCACGTTCACAACAACTTGAATGTCTCCATACTCTAAATCTTCTAGGATTTGCTTGCGTTCTTCTTTTGGTGTTTCACCTGTTACAATGTCGGCTACAACATCAGATTTTTTAAACTCTTCGACCAAATCCTGTGCATGACGAATTGTTGAACAAAACACGATTGTCTTACGATCAATAGCCTTTTCTTTCCATTCATGCACAACACGTTCATTAATAACAGTCGTATTCATAATGCCCTCAACTTCAGACATATCGAAATCATCAACTGTTTTTCTAACATCATCCAGTTCTTCTTGAACACCAACATCAATTACAAATGCTTTAGGCGGTACAAGAAAACCCTCACGAATAAGTGTCGCCACTTCGATTTGATGTGAGCAATTGTTAAACACATCTCGCAAACCTTTTTTATCGCCACGATTAGGTGTGGCGGTAAAGCCAACGATTTCTGAAGTAGGATTATCTTCACGAACTTTACGAATAACTTTCTTATAACTTTCGGCTGCTGCATGATGACTTTCATCAATCACAAGCATATCAAAAGGACGCATTGTTAAGAGATTATTTTCTCTTGATAGCGTCTGCACCATAGAAAACACAACGTCACCATCCCAGTTCTTTTGTGTCCCATCTACAATTGACGTAGAAATGTTCGGGTTAACCTTACCAAACTTAATATTATTTTGTGAAACGAGTTCATCTCTGTGCTGTAAGATCAACACACTTTTATTCTTTTTATGTCTGTTACCGACCAGTGCCGATAACATAATTGTTTTCCCTGCCCCTGTCGGAGCAACTACGATTGTATTGAAGTGCTTATCTAACGCTTTACTAGCATCTTTAATTGCAACTTCTTGATATGGTCTAAGCAACATTGTAACCTCTTATAATTGGTGAGGGAGTTAAACGGCACACGCTCCCTCATTCGTGTTCCCAACAGGTACAAAGGTGACCTTGCCGTTGGATTATGACTGCGCCCAACTCGGTACATTGCCTTGAGGAGCTAACGTACCTGTAACAGTTTGAGCTTGTGCTGGAGCCGTGGCTGCAACTGTAGATCCACCACCAGAACTCGAAATAAAATCTTTGTTATTTGGAGTTAACGCTACCATCATTTTGTTTTGATCTGCGTAGCCATTGGTGCCTTTTTTAACACCAACCTTCATGCAAATCTCTTTCTCATTGAGTTGACCAATACCAGAAAGTTGTCGTGACTTCTGAGCATTCTCAGATTGATCGGATGGATCAAGAGAAAAGGCACTATCAATAATACCCTTGAGAGTACGCAAACCAATTTCTTTTGCCATTGGCATTCCGCTTTCACCTAGCTTATCTCCATCAACAAAAATGTTATCCCACACTTTTCTTCGATCATATGGACCACCAACAATCGTGAACTCAATTTCAGCCCACTTTGCTTTTGATGATGCAGAAGTTTTAAACCACTGACCTTGACCAAACTCAGGCAGTTCTGTTGTTCCACCCTTTAGTTTTACAATCGCACGAACTACAGTGCCTACAGGAATTAATTCAAAATCCCCACTTTTATTATCTTCTGGTACATTATTTAAATCAAGCATTTTCATTTTCTCCTTCGCTTTGATTTTGAGTTTTTGGATCAACAAAGTTAAGCGGTCTTTCAGCTTGTGTAACCCCACCGCCCATCTTTGCTAGAAGTTTACCAAGATGTGGCTCTTCTAATACTTCAAGTCTACCCGACCTATCTTTTGCTGGGTATCCCCACTGATTAAGAGTTTGACACACAAAAGCCCTGTAAGGACCTGTCGCCTCATCTCCTGTAAGAATTGCCATTGTGATAAGATTATCAACAATTCCCGGTAATTCACGAGCCGTTTTCGATCCTTCAATCTGCAACTCATAAACTTTTCGACTGTAATCATCAGTACGCTCATCTAAGATGCCAACAAAAACAACATTCTTTTCACGAATATGCTGAAGATGTGTTAACCATCCCATCATTTCTCGACCGTGCATTCCATAAGCAGCCCTCGTATCAAGCTTACCTGATCTGTCAGACTTGTTCTCAGGCTGTTGCATACAGTGTTGAAAACACAACCGTCCTGCGACTGTAATACTATCAATAAATAATGTTTCATATTTTGATAAACTATCTCCGGGATCACCCATAGTTTGACACACATAATCATAGTGAGCCTTACTGTAAGGTTGATCGTCGGATAGTGATGGGTTCGCTCCCCCTAAGTAACAGGCAAAGTCTCTACATTCTGCCCATGTTCGGGGACGAATAACATCAAGGGGCCAACCCTCAATGGCTGCATCCCCAGCTTCTAAATCCATAAACAGTGTCGTATCACTGTCCAGTGTTCGAGCGAGGGTGGTTTTACCCACCCCACTTGAACCTATGACCACAATTTTGTGACCACGTTTTTCTTTCATTCTTGCTTCTGCATCAATAATTGCTAATGCCATTTTTACTCCTCCACGACTTCAATGATAGCACCACTAATATTAGTAGTACGAGCTTCTTGGAAAAGACGTTGAAGATCAGGGGGAGCAGCCGTGTATTTTCTCTCCTCAATGCTCAATGTCTTCTTAACGTAATGGTCAACAAGATCAGTCCTCATAGATTGACTGATTCGCTCTAGTGCTTCTTGATCCCACTCGACACGCTTCTTGACTTGAACTTTTACGCTCTTGTCATTATCAACAATCGTTGTCGTGCCAAAGTCCTTACCATCCTCATGGAGTTGAGACTTTGCAATCTCAAGGTATCGACCTTCAATTTGTTCGTTGACTTCTTTTAATGCTGTTTTTAAGTGACCCATTCGCTCTCTAATAGAGTCACGCTGGGTGAATAGATTTGTATCAGGCATTATGCCCTCCTTTGATTTTGTTTATAGCTGATTGGGATATCAGCTTCGGAAATACATATAAGCACACATTTCTGTAAATGTCAATCTATTTTTTTTTGGATAAGTAAATCTCTATATCAAACACTGCTTTCATTAGTTTTTTCTTTAACTTGAACTCTGGTGTTTCGACTCCTTTTGCATCTTCAACTATATCTTCTATAGTGCCATTAGCGTGTTCGAGCTTGTATCGAAAGTCAGCTATGTACTTACAAATCTTTTGATCGTTGACTTCTATTATATAAGGCACCTGTAATTCTAGCTCAGTGACAAGACCACCACGTTCCATAGCTTTAAGTTGACCATAGCGTTCAGATTCCCACTTGGAATCAAAGGTTATACCATCCACTACAGTCTTCTTAGCACCGTACTTACTTCTTGACTTAAAGAACTTGGGATTATATGTTTGTTTTATAGCCATTTGTGGGAGAATAACAGAATGCCAGACGTTAGTAAATTTAAATCTGTAGGTATTGGAATAGAAACCTACAAAAAACTGGCTCGAATTTCTAAAGAAGAACACAGGTCCATTGGTCAACAGGTATCAAAGCTTGTTGATAGTGAATATGAAATTCGCTATGGAAACGAGGTTGTTGAGTTTGGAAGTAAAAACCCTGTATCAAGAGGCGTAGGATCTCTTAGCGATTAAGTAAATCCATATTACCCAAACCACCAAGTAAAGATGTTGCAACGGCTGGATTTTGTGCAGCACGTTTTCTTATAGCACTCTGTCTTACTCTATCAATAAGATTTAAAGGTTGTGTTTGAACTGGAGCAGTCTGTTGTTTTGGAGCCTGTATGTTTCTTGTTGGAGTATTAAAAACATTAACATCAGAAAGAGATGATGATTCTATAGGTTGATTATTCCGAACATTTGTTTGGTTTACTTGCTCTAAAAACATTCTAGGTAATGCTTGATCTTTAACTCTTGCAGCCGTTCTAACTTTATTAAAAATATTTCCTGCTTTACTTAATGTTTTACTTGTTTGAGATGAAGCATCTGCTCCAGCAATTTCATTAAATAATTGTCTATAAGCTATTTCTGTTGACTCAGCACCTGAAGCTTTTAATTTTTTTTGTATTTCAATATATCTAAGTAAATTATCTTTATCTGCTAACATATTTGCTGTTAGTCGCATTCTAACTAACTTAGGAAAGTTTTTAATTGGAGCTGCAGATAAAGAAGCTGCAGCAATAGCTCCCTCTTTTGTTACATCTCCTAAAACAACTAAATCATCTGCTAATTGTTTTAATGCTGCTTCTCCATCTTCACCTAATAATTCTTTTAAAACACCATTTTTATATTTTTTTAAATTATTTTGAAGAGCTTTTGCAGTTCCTACAGCCTCAAATACTGTATCATCTATAGTAGATACTATTTCTCTCATAGTATTTTGTTTAATTTTTTCAAAAGTTTCAGAACCCTCTCCAAAAAATTGTTTTATTTTTTTTATTTCACTATTAGTTATTGAAGGTTTAGACATTGCTAATACAGCGTCATCAGGTGTTAGCTTACCATTTTGTAAATTATTTAATATGTTAGATTTTAAAAGTGCATCTGCTTCTATATTTGCTTTATTTAAAGCCTTTAATGTTGAAACAACATCTCCAGAAGGATTAGCAGCCATTATTTGTTTTATAGCGTCATCGTCTAAATTTTTTACTCCACTATAAGCCAAAGATTTAGCTAATGCTTTTACTTCTCCATATTTATTTCCAAATAAAACTTTTGCTGTACTACTTTTAAGACGATCAATGTTTTCAACAGCATTGTAAAAATTAGTTCCATTAAATCTGTTTATGTCTGATAAGTCACTTTTAGTGCTAAATAAAGCGTCATCTAAAAATGTTCTGGCTAATCTTGATCTTACAAGTTCTGGTTCATCAACTGCATTTAATACTGCTTGTAATCTTTTAGGAGAATTTTTTTCAACAATTCTACTGTAAAACTTATCCAATTCAAATTCAGGTTCCTTTGTAGCAGCCCTAACATTTCTTACAAGACCGTGTTTTTCAAGAGCTTCAAATCTTTTCATACCTTCACGGTAATTATCCATAGCGTCTTTGCGTTGTGTAGCTGCTTTCTTTAAAATATCTTTTTGTTTTGATGTTAATGTAACACCTTTAGGAATATCTATTTTAGAGTTAGCAAGCATATCATCTAAAGCATTTCTAAAAGCTAAAAATTCCTCTCTGCTTGTGGGTGTTATTGCAGGGTCAAATAAATAATCATTAATTTTCTTTCTCATTCTCGAAACTTGTGCGAATGAAGCTCTTTCTCCAAAACTTTGTATGCCTTCTATAATTTTTTGAGTTTCTGGCTTTAAACTTTGAAGTGCAGTTCCCCCCATTTCCACATTCGTTACATCATCTATTAAAGTATTTAATTCATCTGTTTTAAATACTTTAAGAGTTTGACCAGTTTTAGTAACTTGTTTTCCACCCACATTAACAGGAATTTTTAAAGTATTTAAAATGTTATCAATATTTTTAAATTCAACAGAAGATATATCAGAGAAACCTTGAAAAGCTCCAGTTATTTTACTTAAAGTTGCATCATTTATATCAAAATCTTTAGCAACAGAATTTTCTAATAAATCAAGACTATCATCTATAGCTTTGAAAGTTGCCTTTTGTGCTTCTTTTTGAGCTTTCAATACATCATCAAATTTTTTCATTCCAACATTAAACACACTTTCGCCAGCTTCTTCTAATATAGTTGTTGTTCCTTCTCCTCCTCCATAAAGTTTTAACAACTCATCTTTTTGTCCAAGAGCATACTCGGTGTTAGCATTAACACGCTTTTCCATTCTTGTAGCACCTTCAGCAAGTTTTTGAGCGTATGATAATGGTTTTGATGCTCCTATTGCTTCAAAACTTGGCAACGCATTTGCTTTAACTAATCTTTCTGCTTGTGTTAATTTTTCAGCGTCAATTGCCTGTAATTTAGCTCCTCTTCCTGAAGCAGCACCTACAGCTTTTTTACCAACACCTATTATAAAGTCGCCTATTAAACTAGCACCAGCACCAATTGCACCTTCAATTGCTACATCTTTTGCAACTTCTCCAGCCGTTTGTTTTTGCAGACCAAGTAATGACTCAATTCCTTCTTCAA